CAGGACACGGCGCTCCACCTCAGTGGCTGCGGTCGACCCGCCGATCTCCTTGCGGACGACCTTCTTCGTGCCGTCCTTGAGGATGGTCACATCGTCCTCGTAGAGCTTCTTGCCCTTCACCAGGACGTCGACAACCTGGGCGACCATAGCGGAACTGAGGAACTGCAAGGGGTCCTGCTCTGCCAGGGCTGCCCACGCACCGTCAGGGGCGATGTCCAGGTCCCTGCCGTAACGGTAGGAGCCGATGACCTCGTAACCAGAGGCATCGGACACAGGGAACACCGGGGACTGCATCATCTTCCGCAAGGAACCAGGCAACGCCTTCGGGCTGCCCTTCTTCTTGGGCGTCGGCGGGGACTTTGCCCCGATCTTACTGTTGAAAGCCGTCGTGAAAGCGGTCAGGACGGTCAAGCGATCCTCAATGGAGAACCCCTGAGCCTCCATATCGTTCTCCCACTGCCCCCGTGCCACCACCAAGAGGCCCCAGATGGCCGTCCCATAGGCTTTGGCGGCCTTGTTCCAGAAGGTGTCCAAGGAGTCCTTAGGGGCTCCCGGGTACAGGGCTGTGCCCTCCTGGTCCCCGGCCCCGCTGAACTGATGGTCATCTATGACCTCGTCTACGTCGATGGCGGATCCCAGAATCGTGATGGACTCAGGGGCGATCAGCGTCGGGAAGTTTGGAGCGGTCTCGGACCCCGGCACAGCGTCATACAACTCTGCTTGTGCGGCCTCCGTGGACGTAGGGACCCAACTGTCCCGGATCGTGGCGTTGAACCAGTCCGTGAACACGTCCCCGACTGTGGTCCGGGTCGTCTGCGAGTCCTTGTTGTTCGTGGCCTGGTTCTGCAAGGCCGTCTGCATCGTGTTCGTCCACTCGAACCTCTCAGCCCGCTTCTTCGTGCTGGTAGCCTTGCGGACGTGAGCCACGTCGTGCGTGGCGAACATCAACTCCCGGACCTCGCTCGTGGGCACAACTTCACCCTGCGGGGCGACCGGGTTGTTTGTCAGGACACGGATGCCCCGTGTAGGCCGGACAATGCCGAACTCGGCCTCCGGCTGCTTCGTACCGGCCCGTGCCTGTGGGGGATCCACATAGCCCGTGACCTCTTCTCCCTGCCAGATAGACTCCAGGTAGGCGGCCTTGAACTTGAGAGCCTGCTCGTCCTGAGCCTTCTTGACGTGGAAACTGGGCTCCATCTGGCCCTGGTGCTGCGGGTCCGGGTGCGATGCAGAGTAGTAGCGGTAGGAACCCGGCAACTGGCCGTTCGTAAAGACCGCCTTCTTGTCGCCCAACATGTCGAGGAGGTTGGTCGTGGAGGTGGAATCCCCCATGCTCTGGCCACCAAACTGCGGGTCTGTCAGGTAGCCCTTGCCGACGCTACGGACGAGCTTCAACAGGTCGTCAACCCCTGTCTTCGTGCTGTCCCCGATCTTGTCCCCGTAGGCCCGGGCGGCCTGGTCGTAAGCCACGTCGATCTTCTTGAGCTTGGTCTCGATGGCGGTGATCTCTTTCTTGAGCGCCTTCTGACGCTTCAGGGCCGCCTTCTTTTTCTTGTCGTCCGGGTCGTCCACGTTCAAGGAGCGCTGCTCCGCCCGCTTGAGGGTGAGGGCATAGTCCAGGGGAGCTTTCTCCCCCACCTTGGTGTCTACCGCCTTGGTGATCTTCTTCTGTGCGGCCTCGTACCCCTCCGCCGCCGCCTTGAGATCGATGGCACCGTCAGGCTTCGATGTGGACGTGGCGGACGCCGCATACCCGGAGGGCCCCTCAAACCAGAAGTACTTGTTCCGGGTCGCATCCACTTTGATCCAATACTTCGGGCCAGGGTTGGAGGGGTCGTCCGTGTTCAGGGCCCCCACCTTGACCGCCATGTTGAGCAACGCCTGGAGCGTGAAATCATTGGCGATGTCGTCAATGTCCTCACCCACAACGAAGAAGAGCGGGTTGATCTGTGTGGGGTCGAGCGCCATCACGACGTTCGGGAACCCNGACAGCCTCGGGCTGTTGTTCCCGTCCAGGACCTCCAAGGGCTTCTGCGGGAGGTACGTGTTCGACAGGTCAATGGCTTCTATCCCCGTCTTGTTCGGGTAGCCCGGGGCGTAGAACTTGGCCCGCTTGCCGATCAACTGAAGGGCCGTCGTACACTGGCCGCCCACGCTGAAGCTGTGGGCAAAGCTGTTGCAGTAGTAGAAGCAGTCCAGGTACGGGATGAAGACCGGGTAACCGGGCCTCAACTCCGGGCGCAACGGGATCGTGACGCTCGCCGAGTTGATCGCTGCGTTGGCGATGTCCATACGGTTGACGGAGGCGAAAAACAGGCTCTTGCTGTCGTTGAAGTAGGCGACCTCAAAGTCGAGGGGCCGCCATCCGAACTGGGCCACCAGCCGGTAATCGATGTACTGTCCCTGAACGCCCCACTCGCCCTCCAGGCCAGTGCCCAGGGTGTTCTTGAACCCCGGCCCCTTGCCTGTGACGTAAGTGAACTCGGGCTCCTTCTCGTCGAAGTTGATCGAGATGATGTCGATGTCCTCGATCCGATAGACCCGGCTCGACGAGGTGTCCAGGTTGTACATCGGCGGCTTGAACACGAAGTCGCCGTCGACGTCTTGGAAGAACTCAAAGCCTGTGATCTCACAGACGGCAACGGCGATGTCGTGCTTGGACTCGTAGGTGGATTCGAACAGTTGGACCTGCCCGTAGTTCCCTATGTCCGCCGTGAAAGCCTGCATCTCCCCGAGGTTCATCTCAAACCGGGGGTACGTGCCGTCCACCCCACCGGGGGCTGACCGTCGGGAGAACTGAAGGGCGTCCAGGAGGCCGGAGCTACGCAAGCCCAGGGCCTCTGACTGTTGCATCACGCCCTTGTTGGCCGACCCTCCTGTGGGGTTGAACCTATGCTTCATCAAGCCTGTAAGCTCACTGCTCTTCGTGCGGGACAGCCAATCGGCCTGTGCGGCGTTGAACAACTCTCCGCTGGCACCGTGCAACCGGAGCTTCACCTGTCGGTTCTGGAAACGCTGCTCCCAGTACTTCAAGTTGAGGCTGAACAGGGAGTCACCCGTGATCCCTGATGCGTCCTGGTTCGTGGACTGTGAGAGTGCCCACGAGACACCCGCCGCAGCACCGCCCACGTCGTTGTGGAGCGTGTAGATGATCTCGTAGGGGTGCATCCCGGTGAAGTTGTGGCCCACCAGGCTCACCTTGAGCTTTGAGTTCTGAGGTCGGGCACCGAACAGGGAGGCGTTCGTACTCACCCTCTGGTACTGCCAGAAGTGCAGCATCGAGGCACACTGGACGCTGATCGTCTTGGTCGGGCCAGAGCGGGCCGTCCCCACCTGTGTCACCACCCCATGGAAGACGTGGTAGTAGGGGTAGGCCAGCACGTCCTCAAGCCCCTGCCCTGCAAGCCCTAGCTCCTCCAGCAAGGAGGGCTCAAAGTCCGCCGACGTGGGAGTCACGGGGGCCGGAGGACCCATCGTACCGTCTACTTGTTCCGTGGCCGTGCTCATCACCTGGTCGAGGGAGGGGATGCCGTCAGTGCCGGGGAGTCCGCTGTCAGACCCCCACGCACCATTAAAGTAGTCGGCCTGCTCCCCCATGCCGTTGGTGTTGAGCCACCCGATAGCGCCCCCGGTGCCCCCACCCCAACTGCGCTCCGTGGACATGTCGGCCTTGCCGTCCCCGTTCGTATCGATCCGCATCCACGACATCGAGGGTTCACCCTCTTTGAAGCCGTAGGAGCCCCGGTAGTCATAGTGGTTCGTGGAGGTGCGCCTGCCCGTCTTAGGGTTCACGTACATGCCGTGACCGCCGTCGGGGATCTTGCCATCAGCGGCGAGCTTCTTCTGTCCGGCCCAGACCTCTGCGGGTGGGACTTCGGCCCCGCCTTGGCCCGTCTTGACGACGTAGTCGGTGGCTGCCCCTGTGCCGTGGTTGGATTCCTCACCGCCCCGGTAGCTGCTCCGCACCTCCACACGTCCTGCGGGGTACTTCTGCCGCCAGTACTGCTCTACGACCTCCATGGCCGCCGCACTGTAGACGGCGGACTCGCCGACACTGCCGCCCTGGTCAAGGGCGTCCATGCCCCGACCCTTCCACTTGGCGATCATGTCCTCGTCGAGGGTCGCCTGTTCAACAAGCACCTGGCCGGAGGCGTCAAAACCCCCACCTTCGGGCGGGTTCTCCAGGTTACGGGGATCCCCGAGATTCGAGTACAGGCCCTTCACAGGGAAGTAGCCCCGCTCGTAGACCGTGACCTCCAGGCCCGGGCGGATGAGCGCCCGGGCGTCCCGGAACAGGGACTCGTTGGTGGCGAACGGAACGGACATAGTGAAGCTGGCAGAGGCCGCACCAGGTTCTGTACCCCCGTCCACGGAGACCTCAGTGACGAACTTCTGGATGTCAATCCGTCCGTTGCACTTGGGGCAACCCGGGATCGTCAGGTCTCCGTTAATGTAGACCAGGGCATCAGGGGTGTGCTGGACGAGCTTGCGCCCCTCCATCTGCCACGTCCCGACGTATGGACGATGCTCGATACCCACTAGACCTCCACCTGTGCCACTTCGGTTTCCTCTTGTGTCTCAGGAGGTTGGAACCCGTTTGAACTGGGGTTGATCTCCGTCGGACGCTCTGCTTCCGCCACGTCCACGGTGTCCCCGCTGTACCCGGCGATGACTCTTCCCTGCACGGACACGTTGGGCTTGCTGGTGAACAGGTCCACCGAGTACACCCCAGGCCCCTCGTGCCCCCGCTGTGAAGGATCCCTGATATACCGTGAGTCGGTCAGGCTCACCGTGGGGGACTTCATAGGCGTCACGGCAAAGGAGGGCTGCGACGTGTCCGTCATGGAGGACACGGTGAACTCCATGGTGAACTCGATGCCACCGTTCTGCTTGTCCTCCTCGTAGCTGTAGGAGAAGGATTCCATGTTGCCGTAGTAGATCCACCCGTCGTAGTGAATGGACAGGGCACCCACGAACAGGTGGGCGTTCGACTTGCCGACCGTGTCGTAGATGTACCCGTTGTTCTTGTAGAATTGGAAGGCGGTCATCAGGTTCTGCCACGCCTTCGAGTCCCGCTTACTGGCGAACTGGACGCCTCTCCCGCCGGACAGGAACGCACCGCAGCGAGCAGTGATGGAGAGCTTAGGCTGGTC